GTCGGATGTCGCTGGGATGGTGGCAAGCCATTCCCTATGTTCGACTACAATCTCGCCACGCCTATTTTTCATTCTTGGAGCACGATTTTTGGTGTTGTAGCCTACGGAGACCGTCGGTTCTTGTCTAACTGTGGATATGCCGGCTTTACGTCTGCGGGCAGTAACTCTGGTGGATCTTTTGTTCGATTTGTTTTGTTTAGAAATTTGGGTATTCATGAGTTTGGTGATATGTGTGTGTGTTGAGCTTTTGGACAGTGAGCTTCTGTGTGGTTTCCCACTGGTATTTTGAGGTGATAGAGGCAATAAAATTTGCATCCGCCTGTCTATCATCAGGACAACGTATACGTCACGGGAATACGGGCAGTAAGCTTGCCGGGCCCGGTAGGCCACCGGAGGTAGCAGTTTAACGTCGTACTAAGGACGAGACCCCATCTAGTAGTCAGCTATAAGTTTACGAGAGATGGGGTGTGTGTACACCACCGGTAGATCCGTGATTTCGCCCAATAGATTCAAGAAGTCGTCCATTTCAGTAGAGTCTATGTTGTACCGACTCAGCATGAATCTATCAAACTCGTCACTATCTACATATGTAGGTGATTGTTTTATCTTCCAAGGTTCATGAGGTTCCATGACGTATGTCTTTCTAGTGTAGCACTCTTGACAGATACGCTTTATTTCTAAGTCTATGTTGATATAGAACCAGTTGGTCTGCATGTTACCGTAACCAAGCCACTGAGCTAGTAACATGCGTTTGCACTTTTCATCATAAGTTACCTTATGTTTAACGATGGTGTCTATGGAGGTCAAGACCTTCCCAAATTTTAACACGAAACTTGGTAATCTTGTCCAAACTAACTCACCGCCTGGGTCCCTCAGTAAGACCCCTTTTAAGAATGTTGGAAACTCCATGCTCTTCGATAACTTCGCCTTCAGCCCCAGATAATTGTATCTTGCGACATATAGGTTGACATCGCTATGGGGGTTGTCTCCAATTATGGCATATTGTGCTGCCATGGTGCATAGACTATTTGAGAGGCAGGTATGGCCTTCACCAGTCAGTCTCATGTCTATGACCTCATTCCAACAATTCTTTGGTACGGCAGGTAATTTGACG